CATCGGGGATACCACGAATCGGGCCTACCAGATATGGAACGGCACACGATTCACGGACATGAACAACGAGTTCGTGGACGTTCGAATGTACGGCGCGGTGGGAGATGGATATGCAAACGATACCCAGGCACTCAAGAACGCCTTGGATTCGGGCTGCAAGAACATTTACTTCCCAAAGGGTTACACCTTTCGGTTGAGCAATGTGGATGAGGCTTACGCTCCTTACTACGTCGATATTCCGGATGGAGTAGTTTTTAAGATCGACGGAACGCTCATCGGTACTGCTGGGAAAAGCATCACGTTCAACATCCTTGGTAGTTTTGGGGCGTTTGGTACTGGCACGATTCAAATCGCTCAAGGCGGTGACGCTCGGGTGTTCTTTTTCAGAACGGGTGTGGTGTGGTTCCGTGGGCTTACGTTCAAGGGAATCGCGCCTAACGTGAACCCTTGGTACTTGGTTTGCACAGATCCAGGATCGGGAACGCTGGATTCACTGACGATAGTCGATTGCAGGTTCATCAACTACTGCGGATACGGCTATTTGCGGGAGGTGAACAAAGCAGTGGCCTCAACCCATTCGGTTGCGGAGACGATCATTGCCAACTGCTATTTCGAAACGATCTACAACGGAGCTGGAATTCTTATCAATGCAACAAATGGCATGGATCGAAGTATTTCGCTCATTGGCAACGTGTTCAAGAACGTGATTGGGGATGTGTACGGTGCCCCGTTCGCTGGATTTCCGATAGCCATTGCAGGGTACGGTTCGATTGTTAATCCGATTCCGTTCGTTCCGTCCAGCGCAGCCGCAAACATCTTGGTGGCCAACAACAACATCACCAGTGCGCGGACAGGTATTCACATTGAATACTGCAACAACATCATTTCTTCCGGCAATGTAGTGAACGACATCAAGGATTCGTATTACCCGGTTGGAACGGAGAGCAACGGGATCGTGTTTTACGGATGTTCGAACTGGTTAAGCCTGGGCGATTGCGTTCGCGGAGTGACTGGAGACAATATTTACGCATACGGATTCAGGGCATCAGGTGGGTATGCCGGTGGATACCAACAGTCCAACAGGGATTTTTCGATCAAGTCGGCTACGCTGGAGGATGCTTCGTTCTTCATTGAGCAACAGGTGCCAGTGAATGCGATCAGCGGTGTTCCCGCCTACGAGATGACGACCTCGTCGGTGTGCAATTTTGAGGGGAACAGCGCGATTCGCGGGTGCGCTCGGTTTCAGGTGACCGGCACGTTGGATTGCAAGGACAACAATCTGGTAGCTCCGCTTTCGTCCTCTGCGTTGACGGTGTTGTCGTATTACCGGAATGCGAATTTCGCCACGCTTTCGGTCAAAGCGCAGAACAACAACTCGGGAGTCTTTGTCGAGGATGTGGCTGCGATTGTGGGTGTCGGATCCGGGTTCGACGATCAGTACGCCACGATCACGAATGTGGTAAACTACGGAAATCAAGGTCCGTACAGCGTCACCACGGTTCAGCGAGCAGCAAATGTGGCTACGCTGACACTGACCGGGGACATTACCGTGCCCATTGGCGCACCGATAACCGTGGCGGGTGTTGGATCAGGGTTTGACGTGGCAAACGCCGTGGTGACGGCAAATACGCACGGGGCACTCACTTCTACTGTGTCCTACGCAAACGTTGGCGCGAATACGGGGCCTTCGGCTGGTACCGGGACGCTCACAATCCCGTTCAATACTCAAATCACCTATTCAAACACGGGCGCAAATGTGGCGACGACAGCGGCGACCGCTGGCACCGTGCTGAACATGGTCAAAGCGTTGGTAATTGACGCAAAGCCGAACTACACGGGTAATTCGGACTACGATTCGTATTACCGATTGAACATGGAGGTAACCGGAAACACTGCAAAAACGGTGTACGGAGGAAGTTCTTTCAGCCTTTGTAATGTGACGCAGTACATGACCTCGGCGGGCACGTTTGCGGCCAACGGTCGGCTTCCGGCGAACCTCAACGTCAATTTCATCGCCAACAACTTTGGCGCGGACACTCAGGGTTCATCGACTTGGCCGGTAAACAACGCAAACCGAGTGTTTTACACGGCCCAGAATTCGGTTCCTACCGGCGTTGAGTTCTGCGTTGGCGACCAGTGTTCTATCAACATCGGTGGCGGTGGCGCACACAAGAACTACGTCTGCTCTGTTAACGGGTACGTTGGCGTGCTAGCGGATACGTTCACCATTGTGTCCGCAACGGATGGCACACTCAAAAAGGCTGGCGCATATTCCTGGGTTACCTATCCTCCGATCTACTCGCTTGGTGAGGAGATTCAGGTGACCAACGGAACCAACACGTTGATCGGAATCTGCACAAAGATTCAACTGTCTGGGGCAGACCAGATTATGACTCTGGTTGACCCGGCAACGGGGTCTGCGTTGAATCTGACACCCGTGTCCGGCGGTGTTCGCGCAATCCAGCCTTACCGAGTCGCGTCGTTCGTACTGTTCTAACCAAAATCAAAAAAATCATGGCATTCGAAGCAAAACTCAGCGAGCAGCATACCAATCAAGTCGTCGCACTCCTTGACCAGGCTGTTCGGGCTGGCGGAATTCAAATTGCACGCATCGCTCTTCCAATCGTCGATTCGCTCTCGGAACAGGTGAGCAAATACAATGAAAGCCTTGTCCCCAAAACCGATTGCGTTAAGGATCCTGTCGGGCAGTAATTTCTTCTCGCCTTAACACTTATGGATCAGCATAAAGACATTGCCATGGATACAGCCAAAGCAGCGGTGCCCATTGCAGGCGGTGTCTTTATGCAATGGATCCATACTCACGATCAGCAGATCACCGAATTGACCCATCTTTTCGGCCTGATTTCCGTGATTGTGGGTCTTGCGTGGTACGCTTATCGGTTCTGGAAAGACATTAAAAATAACGAATAAAAACAGTTTTATGGCAGACTCTATTGACCCATCAGTTTCCAAGCTCGTCGGTGACGCAGGAATTGCCGCCAAAGACATCAAGGACGGAATTGCCGCCTACAAGTCGGGCGGTTTGCCCGCTGTTGCCGCTCTTTCGCCCACTCTTGTGCCCCATATTCGGGACATTGTGGCCGACGTGAAGGAAGCCGTTCCCGCGATCAAAACCGGATACAAAACCACCGAATTCTGGCTCATTGTGGTGTTTGGTCTCGCCAACGCCATCGTGCCTGCCATTACCGGCAAGCCGCTCCCGTTCAGCGTGGACGGTTCCATTGCCGCCGTGCTGTCCATTTACGCCATCGGTCGAGCCATCCTGAAGAAGGGTTCCTGATTCATGGGTGTTCTGGGCGCAATCATAGCGGCCTTGAAAGCTCTGCCAGCGATTGAATCGTTGGTGGAGCGTTTTTTTAACGCTTGGCAGAAACACAGCGAGGAACAGGCACGAAAGGAAGCGATTGAACTCAAGGCTCAGAAAGACCGCGACGTTGACGCTGCTATTGATGGTCCTGTCGGGCTGCGTAACAACGGGGCCGGTGCTTCACAACAGCAAGCGACTGATCGAAAGACCTGATTTCGAGGCGGCAAAAAAGGCTGCCCCGGAGTGGGTCCGAGACAGCCTCAAGACAATCAACGATCTGGAATTGCAGATCCAGTTGTCGCGTTAGCCTCCGTTTCGAGCCTTCAAGAACTGCTTCACGAAGTCGTTCGCGGTGGCGTCCGGGCCATCGTTCACCGGAGACTTGCGTCCAGGTTCGCTACTGGTGGACACCTTCGCATCCGCATTCCTCAGTTTGTTGAGTTCAGCTTGGAACTTTCCGTTCAACGCCATCTGAGCGTGAAGCAGTTCGCGGTACTTTGGAGCGGAAGCAGCCCATAGAGCGGCTTTGGCAAGGTCGGCCTCGTCGTTCTCCCCGTTGAAGATTTGACGCGCCAATTCGATGCGTCCATTGACCTCTTCATTCCACGCGGTGTCGCCTTCCTTAGGCTCAAACACTTCCAAAGCGCGAGCCGATTCCTTGACGGTGGCCCACGTCTTTTCGGAAGCCAGCTTTGCCGACATGGTTTGCTGCTCGGCTTCCTGCTGACGGGTTTGAATCACGCTCTCGTACCGAGTCTTGGCGTCGTTCAGCTCCTTGGATCGGTCGGTGCTGATTTCATCAATCCGAGCCATCAATGCGCCAACCTTGGCTTGCTTGGAAGGCGGAAGCTCGGAAATGATTCGGTCGATCTGGGCATCGCGAGTGTCGTTCTGAGGGACGCGAAGGAGCTTGGACAACAGTTCGCCCTGTTCGCCCGCCGACACCTTGATGAGTTCGTGAGTGGCCTCAATGCGGCTGTTGTACTTCTGTTGGAACTCCGGGTGCCGTTCAATGTCGAGAAGTCGAAGCTGCTCGGACAACGCCTTCTTTTCTTCCTCAATCACCTTGAGCTTGTTGACGTACTCCTCGGTGGCATTGGGGGCTTTCTTGAGGGCATCAAGCTCCTGACGCACGGCATCGCGCTCAGCCTTCAATTTCTTGAACTCCTCGGCAGCCTTGGTGGACTTGATCGACGCGGGCACGTCGTCCGTTACAGAAGGAGGAGGTTCGACCTTGGTTAGATCGGGAACCCTGGTGGTGTCGATCTTGGCGGCGGGTGCGGGCTTCGGATCGGCTACCGGTTCTGTCTTTGCCTTGGGTTTTTCCTCCTGAACGATTGTCGCGCCGTTTTTCGAGGCGAACTCACGCAGTGAATCAAGGAAAGGACTAGGCCCTTCATTGTTCTGAGAATGAACGGGTATAGTGCCCGGATTAAGGGCTTCATGGGGCATGTCTGGGCTGTCGCTCATACGGTATCAGGTACTTCAGTTGGATTTTCTGCGCTGTAAGTGAAAGTCGCTTCGACTTGCTGCTGCTGAACAATGTTTGCCAGGTTTCTCAAGTTATCGAGGGCCATGGAATATCCCAACGCAAGGCCATAGTTGTAGGCGTAATCGGTGGGCTGTGTTCCGGCTCCTGGAATCCCGATTGGCTTGGCATCCTCGATCACTCGCAAGGCAACTTGAAACGCTTGGCTGTTAATGGATCGACGTAGGCCAGCCATCAGTGGCTCGGATGACTGAAATTCATCGGGGCTAAGAGTCGGAATGTCGCGCTCGGTGCTAAACGAACGAGGTGCCCGCTTGAACCATCGAATCAGGTTTTTCTTCATGCTTTCGGTTTCAATTCAATGTTTTGTTGGATCGCCGGAACGATTTCGAATTCGTCCACCTTGTTTTCCGGCTCATCAATCTTGACGCGCACAGGTCGAACCAAGGCTTTCACGTCAGCGTGTGGGATGGTGAGCTTTGCGCAATCCAAATCGTTGACGCCCAATACCACGGTCCACAGATCCGTTTTCTCGTCGTAGATCGCTCCGCCAGGGAACACAACGAGAGGAAGCAAGGGATACCAAGGATCTTTGTTGGAACCTGTCAACAGGGGAAGGCTCGTCATCGAAGTGATTCGGAACGGAGCCTGCGGCTCAAACGAGTACACACCCATGTGGTACCGGCGTTTCTCTAGGGTCCAAGGAAGGCTGGAATGGAAGAAGCTCCAATACTGACCATCAACCAAAACAGGAACGCTGCCGCCGCGAGGGTGACCATGCTTCCAAAGAGGATTTGTCTCCCATGTTTCGTGCTTCTGTATAACGGACAAAGATCCGTCACACTGCAAAACCGTATGGGGATGCGTGTTGTAAATGAAGTGCGGGGTTCCTCCATGTGGGAAAAATAGCCAGTTCTTTTCATGCCCTTCGTTGACAGTGGCCTGCATGAAATTCTTTCCATAGACAGGATCAATTCGAAGGGTGCATTGCAGGTTTTGATCAAGCTGGAAGAACGCTTGGTGAGTGTAGGACTTTCGCCACACGAAGGACGAGACCGACAGCCAGATAGAATTCCCGACAGCCAGGACTCGCGGGTCTTCAAAGTGTTCTCCGACATGGTTTTCCTTGAGTGAAATGATTCGCTTCTGACCAATCGGCTCCATTGTTTGCGGGTCCATTTCGAACGCGACGATGTCGTTGTGCTGCGAAAACTTGGTTCCTTCCTGTCCGCCACGATTGGAGTTTCGGCGAACAAACATGAACACGCGACCGTTTGCCAGTTTGCAAATCGACGGATTGAAATAGCAGACATTTGGTTCGGGCTTGAGGTCGAAAATCTTGACCGGCCAGCTTGTCTGTTCCGTGATAGATGGTACGTCGTTTTTGGCGTGTTCCATGAGGTAATCTGCTGCGAATTGTGCTTTGTCGTAGAGGCTCAACCACTTGTCGCGGTCTTCAATCAATTCTGACTGACGTTTTTCCCAGTGGGTTTCTCGTTCTTCAATCAGTCGTTTGAGTTCACTGATTTCCTTAAGCTGCGCCGCGTAATCGTTGTTGATTCCTACGAAATTTTTCAAACTTCTCAATGCGAGATCGCGGATGATGTCGCGCATATTTATTTCTTGCGATAAACCGCATAGTGGCTTTCCGGCAGCTTTTCTTCACGCACCAAAACGCACTGCCGTTCAATGAGTTTCTTTGCGGTCTGAGTCGATTCCCAGTCGTAATCATCCATGAACAGTGTTCCGCCTCTCTTGAGATACGGAAGCCAAAGGACCACATCCGTGCTACTGGCCCACTCTGAGTGATTGCCGTCAATGTGAAGGATGTCGATCTGGTGAGTGTCGGCAGGCCAACCGCGCCATGCGGTCAAAGAAGATTGCCGGATCAATTCTGCGTGCTTGTTGAGAAGCCCGTTGTCGCTAAGGTGCTTCAAGGCTTCAGCAAAAATGGACTCCAAATTCACATCTTGCGACCACCACTTTTTGTTCTCCTCATTCTCATCCACCAAGCAGTCGGCCAGTGCCCAAGGATCAATACCCCAAACCTTGCCGGACCCAACATACTCAAGTGCCATTGCCGTTGCGATGAGCGACTTACCGGCGAACACGCCGATTTCGACGCATACAGACGGCTTGGACGCAATCACTGCCTCGGCTAGATCCAGGGCTTTTTTGGGGTCACACCACCCGTTCATTTTGGGCAGTTGATTAAGGATGCGAGCTTGAAGATCGGAGGGAATCATTGAATGATCTTGTTGTTTCGGAATCACAATTCCCAGCAAGCCAACAAAAGTCAACTTAAGAAATCATGGTCACAATCTGCTACATGACGAATCGAGAAGAGCCGCATATTGAGTGGTTTCTCGACTCTCTTCATCACCAAGGTTTCAAAGAAAAGATTCCCGATTCACAGCTTGTTGTGGTCGATTTCCATTGCCTGACTAGGCCGAAGGAATTCAAGGACTTGATGGCCAAGTTCAATGTGATTCATGTGCCGCCAAAGCCGTGCGTATGGCAGGGACCGCATCGACTGACAAAGGACAACTGGTTTGCCGCATCGAATGCTCGCAACACGGCCCTCTGCTTGGCTCCGGACGGTCACATTGTCTATTGCGACGACTTGAGCGTGTTGATGCCTGGATGGGTCGATGCAGTCGCGGAAGCATCCAAGACGGGGCTGATTACGCTTGGTGCTTACCGAAAGGTCTTTGAGCTTACCGTGGAACCCGTCACCGGAGTGGTTACGCATTACAAGGATAACCCGTCTGGATATGACAATAGAAACGCAAACTCAACCCCGGCATCTTGCGCCGGAAACTGGCTGTATGGATGCTCTTTGTGCGCTCCTGTTGAAAGGTTGATCCAAGTTGGAGGATGGCCTGAAGCTCTGTGCGATGGAATGGGTTTTGAGGACTGCATCATGGGCATCATGCTGGGCAACATTGGCGTACACTTCCAATATCACAAAGGAATGATGACGTGGGAATCCGAGGAGGGTCACCATTCAAATGTTGTGTTCAAAAGAAAAGATTTCGGGAACTCTCCCGACGACAAAAGCCATGCAGTTTTGAACACTGCACTTCGCAGCAAGTATCATCCCAACTATTTTGGCGATGAAGGCATTGCGGGACTCAGGAAGCGAGTGCTTGCTGGCGAACCGTTTCCAGTCGTCGGAATCCCTGAGCATGAATGGTACACCGGAACCCCTCTGAAGTTTTTATAAACATTTACCCATTGTTTTCCGAAATCAACAATGCTGGTTCACGTTGATTACAAATGATTCCAATTTATTGCATTACAGTTCCCGATCAGCCTTGGAAACGAGCAATATCGGAACAGCATTTCAATGAAATGAAGTTTCCGGTTACGTTTGTTGACGCTTTTAATGGGTCATTACTTGGTCTTCAGGCATCAATGTCTCATTACATAAATGAAAGTGGAGACAGCTCTTGGATTACTGGGCCTCAAATATCATGCGTTCTTTCTCATCTCGCAATCATGAGTGTTTTGGTGGCTCAAGGTCATGAAGAATTCATCATCATCGAAGATGATCTTGTTGTTCCTGAAGATTGGAAAAAACGATGGAATCAGATCAGATCTGAAATTCCACACAACATTGGATGCGTTCAACTTGAACATGCATTTGAAAGCGGGAAACCAAATCAAAAGGTTTCCGAAAACCTTTCAAAGATTGGGTACCCGTTTAGTTCTGGAGCAATTTGGTGGAGAAAAGAAACAGCCAAACAAGCCATACGGATGATGCGTCCAATCAATTCCCCAATGGATATCATGCTTCTCCAAAGGGTGTACCCATTTTTGGGACACCTTGCAGCAACTCCGACATTGTTCCGGCAAAGAACCGGAGACAATTCGTGGCCTTCTTCAATTTTCGGAATCTAACCGTTATTCGCCCTGCTGCCGGTTTATGTCCGCAGCAGCTTGAGCGTTGGACCGGTTGATGTCCGCCGTTGTCTTGGCAATCTTGGCTTGAGAATCGACCTGAGCCTTTGCCGCCTTGCGCTGCATTTCGGCCATGGCGAGTTGGTTCTCTCTCATGATCTGTTGCTGAGTCTGCGCGGCAAGGATTGCGGTCTTGGGATCTTGACCGGACTGGATCGCTTGAGCCTGACGCATCTGCGCCTGAGCCTGAGCCTGTTCTTGAACGTGGGAGGCAAGTTCCTGAACAACCTTGTCCATTTCCTGAAGCTGCTGGGCAAACATTTTGACCATGTTGGCCTGGATCGGGTTGTTCTGCATCTTCTGAAGATGTTGAGAAACGTGCTGCTCGATTCCCTGAAGGAACAACAAGACCTCCTGCGGGTTTCCGCCCTGCTGAAGACTATTCGCAGCCTCGGTCGCCGCCTGAAGATGAATCGTGCAATGGACCGGGTGGTTCTGAGTGTCGGTGACAATCGCCGGATTGCCGGTGTGGATTGACGTGTGCTCCAAGGTGGCAAGAGCTACTTGATCTTGAGTCTTCGCGTCGGTCTGGCCCTGCGGAACGTACCGTTTGACCATTTGCTGGCCCACAAGGGAGGCAACGTAATCGGACAGAAGGTTCTGTTGGCCACTGGACGGGATCATTCCAGCGATGTTCAAGAGAGATCCGAGAACCTGCTGTTTAACGAACTGGGAACCCTGTCCAACGGTTCTGGTGGCCTGAACGTAGTCGATGTCTAGCAACGCCTGCTTGGGCACGCCTCGATCAATACAACGCTTCTGGAACGCAATCGCGTCATCCCAATCCTTATCCACGTTGGGAGGCAGATTGAGATTGGTGGCTCGCCGATACTTCTCCTCAAACAACCGATCAAGCTGCTCGTAATACCGATTAAGCTGAGTCTTACCGAGAGCAGACTGTTGAGAAATGATTGCCTGGATTTCCGTCGCCGTGCGCGGATTCCCTTGAGGCTTGGTAAGCGTTTGCCGGTACTGGGCCGTGTTACCCTGTATCACACCATCCAACGACGACATTGCCGCCATGGGGGCGTCCAGCACGCCGGAAATGTTGGTCTGAACAACTTCGTAATCGGGAGGCAGGATTGAATATGGCCCCATCTGAACCACGCTCGTCTTGTTCAGCGCATTCGGACTCGTCGGCTTGAACATGATCTGCGTCCGAGCAAACGCCGCATCGAACGTAGAGCACCACAAGCGATTCTTCAGTTCCATCGCCTGATACATTTTGATGCCAAGCCCCTTCACGCCGTGGTGCGTGCCGTCTCCACGGTCGTAGTACATGGGGTGAATAACAGAATCCCAGGATTCAAATCGGCGCAGCTTGGAGTACAGGAAGACCTGCGTGTTTCGCTCGTCGATGATCCGGTGGCTTATCTTGCCATCGAATTCCTTGTAAAGCACATGCGTTGCGAGAACGACATCGCACCGGGCTGAATAGCTGATGTTGTTGTCGCGAAGCTGCTGCTGAACGTATTCCCAGTTCCATTGGGTTCCGCGTCGGTAAGGTTCGGGCATCGCGTCCATGATGGACCGCTTGCACGCCTCTACATCCCAGCCGCTCGCTTCAGCCGCGTCCTCGTTTTGAATCTTCTGGTAAAGCTCGTCCACGCCCATCTTGACGCGGACCATTGCCACTTTCCAATCGGACGTATTGGACTTGGTGCCATCCGGAACGAGAAGCTCGGTGGCCATGATCGCCTTGCACTTCCAGTTCGTGGCATCCTCAAATACCATGGGGCCGATGCCAATCAGCACCATTTCGCGCTGAGACAACTGCATGAGGTAGTCGAAGTCTCGGTCCTTTTTCTGAAGTCGATCAAACTCCTCGGTAATGATTCCAGACCACTCCTGGATATTTGCTTCGTCACTGCCGTACTTGGTGCGAACGGTGGCGTAGCTCGGCACTTCGGCAAACACGTCGTAGAAGTTCCCAGTCGCCTGACCAAGGAACGCTTCGGACTCGCGAAAGTTGACGTTGGTTCGGAATGCCTGGCCGTTCTTTCGGAGTTCGGCGGGGCTGTACGGCTGGTTTCCATCAATCAGGCCACGAAGGCGCGACCGAGTGCTGTTACGCATCGCATCGGCGTAAAGCATCTGATTGAGCATCTGAGACGCTTCCTGAGCATCCTTGAGGCGCGTCTCCGGTGCGGAGCCGTCCTTGTTAAGATTCTCAAGTCGAATTGCCGTTACTGATCCGATCATAAATTATTGTGCCTTTTTCCAGCAGTAATCGGGAAGATCACTGTTTTCTTTAGGGTCCGTGAATTTCTGCAAAGTTGAAAGCGGAAACCAAACCATAGCATTGATAAAGCACCCGCAGAATTTGCAACTCATCAACTGACTATCGTATTGAGTTTTCCCAGCCCGAGTCAGTGCCGTAATGGATTCCTTGAGCAGCCTGCTATTGCATCCCAAGCACCCGTCTGGCTCAACATTGAACGGGCAGGTTGAGCAGATTCTGGCGCGACGATCCGCTTCCGTTTGATCCACCTTTTCTCCGGAAATCATGGCGTCGAACATGGTCTTGGAAAACCGAATCACATCGGTCAACTGCCAAGACTTAATCACTCCACGCGCAACGGCATTCGGCACGTTGTCATAACTGCACTCAGCGTAGGTCTGGCAAGCGTAGGCCAGAATGATGTTCTCAAGATCGGCAGGAACACGAAGGTTGTTGGCCCGATAATGATTGGCGGCCTCGGTCACCAACGCCTCAAAAGTGCCACCGTTGACAATGATGCCATTCTCAGGAATGCGATACGTCCATCCCCCCCTCGGACCAAAATGTGCGTTCAGGAGCTTCCACATAGGTATTCTCTTCCGTGTTCAGGCTATCAAAATTGCGAACTATGTCATCCCAGCGTTTATCTGACCTAGATTCTTTTGCCCCTTCCCCGCCCAACTGACGAGCCAATTCAACCATCACGACAAAGGCGTCCGCCAAGTCAGGGGACCTTCCCGTGCGTTTCTTCATCTCGGACTTGGTTTCAACAACAATCTTTCGCTTCTCATCGTTGAACATCCTGCTGCACAACTCTTTAAGCGTATCGTTGTCTAGTCCGCCCAGCTTGTCCTTGGTGGCCCACTGTCGAACACTGAACCAAAGTTCCGACACTTTGCGGTCATAGACTTCGTTCGATGGACGCGAATCTTCCTCGGACACAGGCTTTTCCGATGGCTTTCCACCGAATTCAACACGAACGATCTGACCCCAGGTTTTCTGAATGATGTCGGCCAATCCTCCGCCTTCGCCCGAGGAATCCATCGCGAAATGCTCGGATCGAACTCCGCGTTTCTGGCAATTCTCAATAACGAGATTGGCGATCTGATAATGCACCGGCTCCTGAGACATTGCGTTTGGAGAAATATGCACAACCTCATCGGACGAAAGGGTCATAATCCCAGCCAAATTGAGGCCCAATCGACCAAACCTTAGGATACACCGGTCGCCACCCATGAATGCGGGATCCAAGGAAGCCGCTTTGATTGATGCGTTTCGAAAGATGATCTGCTTACGAAGATCGTGCTTTTCGATCAATGACTCGGACAAGACGGTCTTGACCATACCGTCCGGTGCCCACATGCCACGGGTGTACTTCCAAAACGTAGGGCTATTCTCGCCTTCGTGTTCCTTGGCTTGAATCAACTGCTGCTTTGTAATCAAAAATGGGTACAAGGTACGTCCAGCTTTGAAGTTTGGGGACTTTGACCCGTCAAACCGAAGGCAAACGCCGCGCTCTGTAACCCATTCATCGTCTTCAATGTCAACAGATCCCCAACCGTGTTTGGGCGTGGAAAAACGGCCATGGGGGTCAAATTTACTGGCAGGGTTACCGATCACCAACAACTTGAATTCTTTGCAGCCTTTGGACAGGTTTGTACACGCCTCAAACGCCGCCTCTGGGGTGTCAGTTGCTTCGTCAACGATTACCATAACCCGTTCAGCGTGAATACCTTGAATGTTGGCCACTGCCTTGGCGGTATTGCCTTCAGCCACGGCGATTGCGGAGATCGAGTGCTTGTCATCACCGTGCACGGACTGGAGAGTCATTTTTGAGTCCACAAGATTTCCAGGAAACCCCGTTGAACTTCTAAAAAGCCCTTGGATGTTACCCCACATACGCTTGCGGATCATCTTGGCGGTGGTGGATGTAAGGACCACCGCCGTCGCCAATGGGTTTGCAGCCCAAAACAGCATGGCAAACAGGGACGCTCCGTATGTCTTTCCCGACGCGCCGCACCCTGCCCAGCTTACATAGTTGGAATCACAAAGGCTCTCGACCTGCCTTTCCAGCCATTCATGCCAAATGAGCTTCGGCCACAGGATGCTAGCCAACTCTCTACAATGTCCATAGGTGCCAAGCCCACCCTCATGGATCTGCAACTTGTTTCGAAAAGCATAGCATTCGACATCGGCTGGCGTGAGTCGAACATTGGTCCGAATCCCGTACTTGTATTCAATCAGCCTTTGCGGTTGAATCGCCGTGGGTACAACGGTTTCGGTTGCTGTATCGTTCATTTTCCTTTTTGTTTTTATGCCTTCACAACTTCCAAGTAGCTCTGGGTGCTGCACTTGCGGCACAAGCCCTACCGTGGTCAATGTCCCAGGCCCAACCGGCCCTGCTGGAACTAGCGGTACCAATGGAACCAACGGTGTAAACGCTTACTGCACGACTACGGCGCAGTTCACTGTCCCTAACGTCAATTTCACCGTAACGCTTTCGGTCGATTCTACCAGCTTTTTGCCCGCAAGCCCCGGCGGAGCATATATCGAGGTGTACGTTGGTAACGCCGGATATTTCGAGGTCATTTCTTTCACCAGCAACTCGATTCTGGTTAAGAACATTCAAGCTGTACCGGCTTCCACGGTGGTGCCGCTCGGCCAGAAAGTTTCTATTGCCGGTCCTCGCGGGCTTACCGGAACCGCAGGAGGAGGAGCACCTTCGACTTCGACTTACATTCTTCAGACTGCCGACGCATCTCTTCCAAGTGCTCAGGTTCTTTCGACGCTGACCACCGGGTACGCCAAGGTGACAAACGGTACCGGAGCCATCACCACGGTATCCACAATCCCAGCAAGTGCGATTTCGGGTCTGCTGTCTGTATCTCAAGGGGCTACCGGAATCAGTGGATATGCCATTGGCGACATGCTTACGGCATCCGGATCTTCCTCTCTAAACCGGTTGTCCCCAGGTACCGCAGGATACCCGATTGTATCCAACGGTGTCGGAGCGCAACCTGGATACGCGCAGTTGAACCTTGGAGTTGGTGCTACCGGTGTTCTGAACATTTCCAATGGTGGAACCGGATCAACCACGGCAGCAGGAGCCAGAACCGCACTCGGATTGAACAGCGCATTCAATCCTCAGTACCTAAATGTCTATTTTGCTTCTCAAGAGTATTTTAGCGTTGGCGGAATTACGGCTGGACTTGCAAACGTAATTTTCAACAGCACTCAAATATCTACAACGGTTTCGTATCAAAGCGAAAATGCGTTTGGAACCAATGGGGCATATACCCCCACCACTTCTGGTTATTACCATATTGAGGTGAGTTTGCAGCTTAGCCCCGGAGCGGGAACTCATTATTACGTTAGTCAAGTGATTCTTAATGGATCTACCGCTGCTCCTGGAATTACCGCACGATTGAAAGCGGTTAGCACTTATCCAGTCACAATGGAATTTGGCGGAATCGTGTACATTTCAAACCCGGGATCTAATTCCATTCAGGTAGGTATTTATTGCGAAACCGGGGCTGTAAATACATACCTTGAAAAGGGAAGCCGGTTTACCATCACCAAGATTTCTCCATGAGCGAACGCGCCCCGAAAAGAATCAGCGACGGTTCAATCTCGTTTGAGGGCGGCGTTGATACGGGCCGGTCCCCAAACCTTGTCGCACGCAATCAAGTCGTCTGGGCGGTCAATACGACGTTTTACGGGGCGTTTTGCTCAACTCGACCAGGATGGAAGAAATTGCCGTTTGAGGCTGAAGGTATCGACGGAGTTTTTCAGTGCTGCGGTGGTTATGTTTCCGACGATGGCCACAAGTACCTTGTGTTCCTGATTGGTGGTCGAGTTTTTGTGTGGGACAAGCATTCCACCACAGCTACCGAAATCACCATCCCCGGAGATCCGAATCCTTCAATCTTCAATCAAGGCTGGATGCTTCAGGCGGAAAACTACCTCATCATTCAAGATGGATTTAGCAGGCCGCTCATTTGGGATGGAGCCACCCTTCGGAGAGCCGCCAATGACGAGATCAAGTGCGGCACGGTCATGGGCTACGTTCAAGGTCGAATTTGGTACGCGCTTACAAATGGCTTGTCGTTCCGAGCGACCGATCTTGTTTACGGAAACGGAGAGCGTTCAGACGTTCTCAAGGAGACCGAAAACACTTTCTTGAACGAAGGTGGCGATTTTACTGTCGCTCAGGATTCTGGAGGCATCACCGGCATCGGTATTCCCGCAGTTCTCAATACCGCGCTTGGGCAGGGTCCGCTGCTCATCATGACCCCCAAGTACGTTTTCGCGATCAACGCTCCAACGGATCGAACGGCTTGGAAGAACCTGAACTACCCGATTCAGTCCATTTCGCTCGTCAATTACGGGTCTGTGTCGGCCAGGTCCTGCGTTACGGTCAATGGCGACGTGTACTACCGGGCACCGGACGGCATCCGATCTTTCTTTGCTGGCCTTCGACAATTCAGCGATTGGGGCAACACTCCTCAATCGAATGAGATGACGTTTTTGCTTAAACAGGATCAACCTGATCTGTTGGCCTACTCATCCGGCATCACGTTCGACAACCGGCTGCTGATGACTTCCTCTCCGTACAATTCGGACAAAGGAATCTTGCATCGGGCATTGTCGGTTCTTGAGTTTAACCTAATTTCCGGAATCAAAGGCAAGCTGCCTCCATCATGGGAAGGCATGTGGACCGGACTCGACATTCATCAACTAGTCAAAGTCGAGTATGCCGGGAACGAAAACGCTTACATCATTTCCCGAAACGCCACGACTCTTGCAGTTGAGATTTGGGAAATCACAAAGGACGCCGACGCGGACAGCCCTTCCGATTCCGTTCAAACTCCGATTCAATGGGAGATCCAAACCAAAGCGTACAACTTTGACCAGCAACAGTTTAAGAAACGCTTGGACTCGGCAGAAATTTGGGTGGACGACATCCGAGGCACTTGCGTTTTTGACGTAAAGTACAAGCCCGACCAGTACCCATCTTGGGTTTGCTGGAATACTTGGTCTGAGTGCGCCAATATCAACCTTTGCTCAGGATCCGGTTGCGGTGCTCCGATTCAGAACCTTCAGCCTCAATACCGCCCCAAAATGCGTTTGCCGACGCCTTCGGATGCTTGCGATCCGGTGCTTGGCGAACAGTTCAAACGCTTGTTCGATGTCCAGTTGCGGATTGCAATGACAGGGCATGCGCGGATAAAACTTCTACGGGTGAATGCCATTGAAGTTCAGGAGCCTACCGTGGGCGAATGCCGAACCGATTCGGCGTGTTCTTCCTTGGCGTTGAACTGCTCAAGCCAAACGAATTGCGATTGCTCGATGCTGGATACCTGCGCTCAATACCTGTTTGCGTACCGTTCTGACCCTGGAAACTGATTCCGCTTATGCCGACCCTTCAAACCACATTGATTTCGTTGACGCCTCCGACGTTGCCGGTCAACTACTGCCCAAGCAGCTACCAGACCCTTGCCAATGACCTGATCGGACAAACGGTGGCGCAGTTTAATCTCACTGTTGGAAATTCATTTTTTAACACGGGAAGTTCGGCACCTACTGCGGACAATAGAATTTATCCTTGGCTTGATACCGATGGGAATTGGTGGGTATGGAGCACGGCATACACTGCTTGGATTAGAATCAATCCTTCCGCAGCGGGTAGCTCTGAACGACGGATCTGGGTGGGATCGACTACCGCACTTCTTTCCTACGATGGCGGTGACGGCACTTCCACGGTTTACGCTGCTGCCGGTCCAATGTGGGAAGTGGACACCGCAATGTCCGCAGTGTTCCCCGTTGGTGTCGGAACATTTACGAATAGCGGCGTTGTTTCTGTTGGCCAAAGTACCACAAACACTTCCGTTGTTGGTGAGGATAAGCATGTTTTGCTGGCTGCCGAAATCCCTTCCCATACTCACGTCATTGAAAATCAAGGGGCTGAAAAAGCGCAACGTGGATCTGCGGACTTCCTTGCCGCAACCAATCTTGCAAATCCTGAAAGCACGATTGATCTAAAAACGACTAATTCGTTCGGTGGAGATACAAGCGGCAACACAGTGGCCCACAACAACCTGCCTCCGTTCTACGGCGTCTATTTCATCAAGCGCACCGCGCGAATCTATTACGCGAAATGAAACTCCTTTTCTCGCAAGTTAAGCCTCTTGTCGCTCGCGTGCTTGGGTTCTGCGTGGACGACGCTCGCGTAGCTTCTTACACCAATGAGGCGATCCGACGCTTGCTCAACAAAGGCTTGTGGGCCGGGTGCTACGGTCGATTCACGATCTATACCACAGACGGCTGCATCGTTTGGCCGCGCATGATCGAGACCATCGAATCCGTGGCGACCTGCTTCGGGGTGGGCCAAGTTCGCAATCAATGGTTTGAATTCCTTGAGGGCGGATTCGGACTGCAATCCGGCGGAACGGAAGTGACCCCTTGGGGTGGAGCGTACTATTCCGGTTCCAACCTGCTCGATAAGGGGTCGGTCTGTTCCTACAAGGAATTGTCGGGAAACACGACGAGCAAGATCCGGACGTACCCCGGCGATTCCTCGGACGCTGGCAAATACATCACCTTGCAAGGGTACGATCAAAACGGTAACTGGATCCGAACCACCACTGGACCCGGAGGTGCCTGGATTGACGGCGAGCGCATCGCCCTGGCCATGCCGTTCTGCCAAACTACCAACTACTTCACTTCGCTCACCACGGTCATTCGCGAGGCGACCAATACGGTGTCAAGGCTCTACGAGTACAACACCACGACCACGCTTGAGATCGACATTGCCGTGTACGACCCGGACGAAACTCTTCCGGAGTACCGCAAGAGCATGATGCCGATCAACTGCACGCCCACCAGCGGATCGACTGGCGGATGCACCACCGATGGAACCATTCCGGTCACGGTAATGGCCAAGCTCCGCCACATTCCGGTCAGCCAAGACAATGACCTTGTAATTCCTCCTTGTCCGGATGCGATCAAACTCATGGTTCAGGCGATTCGAAAGGAAGAGAACGATCTTCTACCGGAGGCCGTTCTGTACGAAAACAAGGCTGTGCAAACGCTTCAGGAACAGACTATGCAATTCCTCGGTGACGCGGTCGCCCCGATTCGCATGGTCGGCATGAACATTTCCGGTGGTGGATTGAACACAATTTACTAATGCTTCTGGAAATTCCATTTGAGCGATTCTTGGAAAAACCGATCACGGAATCGGGTCTTCTCCTTTTGAACGAGGTCATAAAGGCTCACGACCTTGCTGCGACTACCAATCAAAATGCCAGTTCAGCAGCTTGCGTGAATGCGCTTTCCGGTAGCGGATCGTTCTCAAATGGAGTGGCTTCCGCAATTTTGACCCTCGGAAAGCATCATGGCCCGATTTCCGATGCGCGAATGGTGTACGAAAACTTCACCGAGGATTCGGTTCGTCAATGGATACAGGTTGGCGGAAAAGTGCCTGGATTTGGAAACTCCTTTTTCAAAGATTCAATTGACCCGGCTTGGATGCGAGTTGACGTTTTTCTGAATAACAAATTCCCAACTGTGTATGCCCGGATTCAAGAACTCGGCAGATTTGTGGAATTGACAGTTGGCAAAAAGATTTACCCGAACGCCGCATTGTTCACTGCCGCCGCATGTTCCGAGATTGGTGTCGCTCACGGTTTTGAGTCGGCAGTGTTCATCATTTCCAGAATTCCAGCATGGGGAGGTCTATGTCGGTCCTGATTCAAATCGCAGGAGTTCCCAGAAGTGGAACCGCTTTTCTTGCGGCGTTTTTGTCCACGCATCCAAAGTGCGTTTCCAACCATGAGCTTGTCGCCACGGATTCGAATTGGAAAGACACGCTGAATAACCAGCTTGAACGGTGGGATTACGTCGTGGACAGCACCACTTACGGGTGGTTGCCTAAAGCCACCATTGAAGGCTCCAAGCGGATTGGGTTGACCCGGAAGCCGGAAGAGTCGTCAAAGTGCGCCACCAAAGCGTTCGGATACGCTGTCGATGCTTCCTCTATGGATTTTTGCTATGACCAAGTTCTTGAATGGTCAAAAGAGGGTTTGAAATTCGACTACTCGGAGGTTTTCAACGCTGGCATTCTCAAGGCAATTTGGGTTTACTGTTTTGGAAATGAAGAGTTCTTCTCTGAGGAGAAGGCTAAGTTCTTCATTTCCATGAACATTCAACGAATGAATCCTGAAATTGTTTTCTCGGTTGAGAACGGACAAAAAACCTTGAAGGAGGTCATTTAATTTATGGGACTTATCGCAGCAGGCGTAGGGGCAGCGGCCATGATCGGCGGGGCGGCAATGTCCGCCGGGAAGAAGGTCAAGGTGCCCCAATTCCAGAAAGTGGATGTCGAGGGGGAACAGAGGAAGGCCATTCAGAACAACTTGGCCAACTTCGATCAGGCATCGCAGCTTGCCGCCAAGACGACCTCGGCGGATCAAGCGGTACTGACTGAACAGCTTCGAAAGGCAATTCCAGGCTATGACCAAATCATTTCCAAAGCATCTCAGAACATCCAGAGCCAGCTTGGGGGAGAGATTAACCCGGATGTATCTGCACAGGTTCAACGATCCTCGGCGGCTCGCGCACTTGCTGGCGGGTACGGAGCGAGTTCGGGTCTGGGGCGTAGTCTTACCGCTCGCGATCTTGGTCTGACTTCGATGGGCATCCAGCAGCAAGGATTCGGCAATTCGCTCAACTTCATTCAGAGCCAGCGAGGCGCAGCCACTGTCAATCCGATGTCCGTTTCGAGCATGTTCATTTCGCCTTCCCAGAGGCTAAACATTGCCCTTCAAGAGAACCAGTCCATGTTTCAACGCGACATGATGGCCGCGCAGGTTGCCGCGCAGCCGGATCCGATGATGGCTGCGATTGGTGGATCAATCAGCAACATTGGTGGGATGGTAATGGGTCGTGCCATGGGAGGCGGCGGTGGCGGCGGCGGAGGCATGGCAAGCATGTTCTCTTATCGCCCGACTTATGGGAGCATTGGTCGGTATGCTCCGTCGTACAGTGCGCCATATTCTGACTGGACTGGTGCAATGGAAACTGGCGGGTATGGCGGTATCGGAACTGGCGAATAAACATTCGAATCATTATGCCTGATTACCTTTCAGAAACTCTTGGGCGACAGCTACCAGCAATGCAGCTTGGAGCCTCCTTGGCCGACCGATCACGCAATTATCAGCTTGATCTGGCCAAGTACGCTTTGCAGCAGCAGCAGAGCGACATCAATATGAGGATTCAGAATCTTCATTACGCAGATGCGCTTAAGGAATCGGATGCCGTCAAAGAAGACCTTCCCAAATGGTATCAATACAACAAGGACGCTCAAAAATACTTCTCTAGCGGAGATTTGACCCAGTCTCCTCCCGCTGTTCCTGAGTTTGCTTCAACTCACTTCCAAAATCTTTCAAAGCAAACTGCATCTCAAATTGAAAGCCTAGCACCCAGATTTGCTGCGGAAAAAGCTGCCGAAAGATCCGCATCATTGTTGCAATCCGCAAACACCGCATTGCTAAATCAATCCAACAAAATTTTTGAAGATTTGCAAAAAGCAGACCCTACTAAATGGGCTGAGCTTTCAACCAAATATGGATCCACACTCGCAGATCCAAAAACTGGACGAGTTAACATTGATGCTGTAAATCAATTAAAATCGGAAGCCGTACCTATTCTTGAAAAACGAAAGCAGGAAGAGGACGCGATAAAAGCGGTTATATTTGCGTCGCGCATTCCTGCTGGAGTAAACCTTCCGGAAGGAACATCGGTTCCTGGGGGGCAAACTGAATTGGTGCGATTGGCCACAAAACCGGTTGGCGGAACCAAACAGCAAGAAGTTGAAAAAATTGGGATTCCTGGACTTATTCAAAGAGGATTAGTGGACCCCAAAAACCCAGCAGAAATTTCATTTGCAACAGAGTATTTGAATAAAAAACTCAAAGCCCCCGCTGAAGACATTAAGCAAATCGGAGCAGTTGATTCTGCTGTTTCTGCAATTGATTCGGCAATGTCTCTAAAAAATTCTTTCGAGAAGATTCACGGGGAAGGTTCCATTTCGAAATACATTGGTCCTTGGGACAGCGCAAAAATTAATGCTCAATTGGTTCTTCAGGACGGAGGAACAGAGCAAGACGTTCAAGACGTTGAATTTATTAAGAGAATTCTCAACAACAACATTGTTAATTATCGAAATACAAAATTTGGAGCAACCCTGTCTCCTCTTGAAAAAGAAAGCATGGAGCAAATTGTTTCTAGTGTTAAGAGAAACGATTTCTTCACAGCATCAAAACAATTTGGTGATGTGTTGAAAATGTCTATTAAACCCATTTTGAAACGAAACAAATTGGCTCCAAATATTTCTGATGAATTGAAAAAACAATACGCACCCGAAATGTTTTACAAAGTTGAACAAGGTGCCCCTGCGGCTCCATCGGTGGGCCAGCCTGCTGGTGGTATAGATATGTCTGCTGTTGAAGCTGAAATGAAAAGGCGTGGCTTAACTCCAAAATAAAATGCCAGACTATTCTTCTCTATCTGATTCAGATTTGATGTCTCTGCAAAAAGGAGATTACTCATCTTTGTCCAATGATGGCCTTCTGTCTCTCAAACGACAATCTGCCCCTGCTCAACCATCCGCTCCTATTGGCGAAATGCGTCGGCGAGAAGGTGAGGGGGAAATTGCTGCCGCTGAAAAAAATGTGTTTGGGACAATGCCTATTGATCCCTATTTGAGAAAGGCTGTTGATGAATCAAGAACCTTGGAAATTGGTGGAGAAGGTTCTCAAGCTATTACCGGAGAATCGGCCAGAACGGCTTTAGCGACTGGGGCGCGTTTGGCTCCAATAGCTGCCGCCGCTCCTTTTGGCCCAGTGGCAATGGCGGCAGGTTCAGCACTTGGAGAAACTTCCGGTCAAATGATTGAGTCTGGCAAAGTTACCTCACCTGGGGCTATTGCGGGATCAGCAGCGGCTGGCCTAGTTCCAATCCCCGGATCATCCACAAGTCTGCTCAGTTCTCTTGGAAAAACGGCATTGAGTTCATTGGGCGCGGGGTTGGCTTACCGAACCACAAAGGCATTGGTCGATGGAGAAAAGGTTTCTTTGGAAGACATTTCCAAGGGTGCTGGATTGGACCTCTCTTTGGGACTTGGTCTTCAAAGTTTGGGAACATTTGGTGGTGCATTTAATCGCGCATTGAAGTCGGGTGAACCAAGCTTTGCCAGATTTGTTGGAGAAGTTCAGGCACCGTTTGAGGCTGAGATAAACCGTCGCAAGTCTGAAAATCTCTCCAAGTTTGCCGATAGCGGAGCAGCCAGAGAGTTGATCGGATCAGTTGCCGGAAAGATCGCTCAAGCGTATAGGCAGGATCCTCAAGCGATTGCGGGTATTTTGAAGGATGCAGTCAAGAATCGCGCAACTGCGGATGAAATGGTAAACGCCATTAAGACTGGTATTGGCCAACTAGACGAAAACGCAGCAAACGCGATCAGGCAGTTTTCTGGATCTTATGAAGCAATGGCTGCTCAAGATCTTGAAGAGGCTTCCAAATCCATTGGATCAATAGTTTCAAAAGGAATTCAAAAAGCAGAAACAAAAGCATTATCGTCAATTCAAGAATTGTCAGGCAAATACTCATACACTCCTTCTGAAACTCTCACATCCACTTCGCAGGTTTTGAAAAACAAGGCAGAAAATCAGCTGTCTAATTTCAAGTCTCAAGCCAGACAGAAATACCAAGAAGTTGATTCCGATCATTTGTTTAATGACAAATTTATTGGACGAAAAGTTTCTACTGATCCTGAAGCCGGTGGTGTTTTCGAAGGTAAAAGCATAAACGATTTGCGCGATGATCTTTCAAATGCTTATGACGCAATCGACTATACCAAACCTGTTCAAGGAGCAAAATTTGATAAATACGCTGAAGTAAATAAAATCCAAAATGAATTGGATTCGGCTTTGGAATCTCTTCCAAAAGACAGCCCAATTGTTCAAAAATACAAAAACGCTAACAATTTCTACAAAACGAACATCAAGAGATTTAAGGGGTCGTACGCTGACAGCATTCTACGGGAAATTGGGGAAGAAGGTGGAAAAGAAGGATCTATTATTGTTTCCCTTAAAGGAACAGAGGGTCCAAGCAAAGTTGCTCAATTAAAGAACACTCTTGGAGAAGATTATTCAGCGGTTAGGGATGCAATCGGACAACAGATTTATTCGGATCTATCATCTCAAGGGCCTAAGAAGTTTTTGGAAAACTTAAAAGAAGCAATCAGCGGAAGATGGCAAGGGATACAACCTGAAGTAATTAATGAATTTTTTCCTCAAGCCACAAAAAGCAAAATTGATCTGGCGTTTAAATATGCTCAAGAATCAGAATCTCATCCTTTACGAATGTTAATCAATGAAGGGAAACCTTCTGTAGATTTTGTTTCGAAATTATCAGGAGTCAATGGACCGCAATATCTTTCGGATCTTAAAAACGCTCTTGGTTCCGATTTTGAACAATTAAAAGACACTTTTGGACAGCAGCTTTACACCAAATTGTCTTCCGGGGGACCAGTTAAGTTTGTTGAAAACTTGGAAAATGCTTTAAAAAACGGTGTTGAAGGAATTCAACCAAAAGTGATTAAAGAATTTCTTCCTCAAGTTGACGCAGAAAAGGTTCAAGCTGCCAGAAATGCGCTTAACTTGTCGGAGGAGGCATTCAGCAAAGATTTCAAAAAAGCCATTGAAACTGGCGGTGAATTGCACAACGCAAATCCTGAATCGCTGGTTTCATGGTTTAACAAAGGGGAAAACTCTTACCGAGCCAACGAGGCCAAAAAGTATTTGGCTACGGATCCTGAATTGCTTGGAAGGTCTCAAGATGCACTTCTTTCTCAAATCATTTCTGATTCACAAGTAAACGGTTTGGTGTCCGGAGACAGTTTGAGAAAAGTGTCAGCCAAATACGACAAAGCTATCTCTGGTTTGATGGGAGAACGGGGCAGCGTTAAAATTGAAGCGATTGCATCCGCATTGGATCAGGCTGCCAAGGATGCCTCAAAAACCAGTATTCTTTCCAAACTCATACCGCTTGGTGCTGGAGGTGTGGCTGCAAGCCGAACCCTTAATGCCACGGGAAGCATTCCGTTTACTGGAAGCTCAATGATTGCTGGAACGTATGCCGCAAACAAAGCGTTGAACTACGCCAACGCCCAGGCGGCTTCGTTCCTTCTCAACAGCCCTAAATACCGCGCTGCTGTAACCAAGCCTTACGAGGAATTGACCAACCGTGAAACCAAGATGCTTGAGGAAGATCTTCCTAGCATCATTTCCAGATTCTCAAGCCGATGAGCAACTTCGTATCTGACGCCTTCGCGATGCCGTCACAATCGCTCGACCCGAACCGCAAGCGTGGGGTCAAGCAATCGCTTGTATCCAGACGCGAACGGAAAAAGAAATGGAGCAAGTATCAGACGGGCAAGGATGCTTACGTTCCGAACCCGACCAAGATCCACGGGCCGACCACGACGGCCTAACGCTTCCAACTCTTGCCCTTTTCGGATTTGGATCTGTCCACGACGAACTTGGGAGGAGCGCAGTATTCCCAAGCCATCGAACCGGAGGCCGAATGTCGGATGTTGATGGTCTTCGCCGGGTTCCCAAGATGATCCACCATTCCCGCACGATTGCCGCGCTTGGTCAGTGCAAGCGTGAACTCACGCGGATCCGCTGACCCGTTCTCTCGAAGCACAATGACCTCTCGGAAGAAGTTTGCGAGGTCGCTTGAGCCGGTGCCTGAGTAGGCCATGTCAGCCGTCGATGTGGCCTGCTCGTCCTTCCCCTTGGGCTTCGGGAAGTGATGGAACACGTTGGCGATCACACCGGTTTGCTTTAGAATCGGTGCAAGCCCTTGGCGGAGAAAACCGCTGACGTGTTCCTGCTTGGAAATGTCGCCCCCGATGTACGCAATCAACGGGTCGATATACACCATGTCCAGCTTGTGCTTTATCACGATCTTGTGCAGGAACCGAATGAACGATTCTCCACACAGATCATTGATTTCGAAAAAGATCACCTTGTCCTCAAGGGCCTCAACCGTTTCGCGAGACCAGTCGTTTCGATGATGGAAACACAACCCTTGGAATGCGTCGGCCAAGTCAGCCTCGTCGTTCTCAGCCTGGATGATGCCGATCTTGATTGGCTTGTGGACTGCGATTCCCCACCACGGGATCCCCAATGCCCAGCTAATCGCTTGGGACATGAGCAGCGACGATTTTCCAACGCCTGTCTGGCCGCACAGCATCACACTTCCCCCACGGCGCAGCCACCGGTCGCCAATGATGTTGTCGGTATCTAGGGTCTTGTCATACTTCACCAGCTTGCTGATGAGCAGCGGCTTGGGGAAGTTTTCGGACTCCTTCTCGTCAAGGTACTCGTCCCACGTCTGAGGACCGACCCGAAGGGCAACGAGCTTCTGCTCCACGCCATCTCGGAATGCCCCAGGCAACCGACTGAACCGGCTGGCGTTCTTGTTCTTGGCGTCGATGCCGACGTGCTCCAGTGCCTTGTAAACCTCGTCACGCCGCTGTTCCCATTCCTTGCGGTCGGCGGCATCAACGCGAACCCATCCATGGATCGAACTGCCCCCGGAGTCGATTAACGCCGTGAAGGGCAGCTTGGAGGCCAGCAACGCGGCTTTCTGCTCTTCCTTGGGCAACGAGTCGGATTCCACCAAGACATGCCGGTAGGATGAAACTCCATTGTCGGATCCGGTATCGTCCGCGCACGGGTTAATCCGCAGGTAGGTTCCCTTCTGCCTGAACAATGACGCCATCTCGCCGCCATCGAAGAAGTATTCCTCGAGCCACCATTCACGAGTTTGAAAGGTGCCGCGCCCGACCGGACGAGCCTTGCCCGCTTCATCGACATCCACGTCCGTGCAAATGCAGACCTTCTCCTCGGGCAGGAAGGCTTGAATGAGGAAGTCACGGGTCGTCATCCCCTTGGGTTCTGGGATAGCGACCGGGTTCTTGTGATAAACGAACTTCTTAGACTCGGAGACGGGCGGAAGCCCGTTTTCCGTGAGCATCCACCCGCGAGGCTTGCTGTGGCCTACCGTGGCTGATTGGGACACTTTGTGAGCTATGTCCCGTGCTGTCCAAGGCGGCTGACACTTACCGTTCCAATGCTCTACCATGAGCGAGTGAGCAGTGTTCTCATCCAGGCAGAACCCGTGAACCAATGCGGTTGCCACGGCGAATGTGGCGTTGTGGCCGCCGGAACCACTGACCGCTCCGGGCGTGGACTCAAGCCACCGGACTGCGCGTTCGGTTGGTGTCATGGCCGGTAGAATTCCCCGTGAAGTTCTTTAGCTTTTGCTTGATACGCTAAAACCGCTTCTTCCTTTGATGTAAAAACACCGAGATGTTTTTTTTTGCCATTTATCGTTATCTGTGCTTGCCACCTTTTTATTTGTTTGTGCCAATGAACTCCCTTGATGCCTGATTTAGAAGTTATAAAGCATTTTGTATTAAAACTGTTTTGCTGATTAGTTGCTTCTCGAAGATTTAATATGCGATTGTCAGTGCCGTCTCCGTTTTTGTGATCAATTTGTTCTTTTGGGTTTGTTCCGTAATAAATTGCCCAAGCTATTCTGTGAACAAAATACATTTTATTCCGAAAATGTGTGATGAGGTGACCATGCCCATTCGTCCACCCCGTTTGCTTGAGTCTGCTTTTTAATTTCCGAAATAATTCTCCAGTTTCAGGATTGTAATAAAATAGATCCTTTAATGCGTTTATTTCTTCTTCAGTGAATTGGTTTATTTTTTTCATGTTGTTGTTGCTTGTTGTTTCTACCGCATCGCAGGAGGGGAATTCCTGTTCGATGAGGTTTTACACCCGGAACTTGATAACGCGAAAATCAGACCCGCCAACAGGCACAATGGTCTCAGGATCTTCGCAGCACTGCGGATCGAACGCATACAGGATGCCGTCGTCGGAAAGGCACAAATTGATTTCATGGGATGTGTTGTTCCAAGTAACTAATGCTTCACCAAATGAATGATGGTTTTTGAGGTTGGCACGCAGAGCGGAACGATCCGCTTCAGCCGCCGCCATGCGAGTGAACTGAAAGCACACGAACACGTTGTCCGTGAAGTCGGGCCGATCCCAGCTCACCCATTTGCCGAAATCGAGCAGCCACTCCTTTGACGGACACCAGTATTCATCGGCGGAGAAATTGATGTTTTCCAGCTTCACGCCAAGCCCCATGAGCATGTGGGCGTAATCGGCGCGGGTGACAAGCTTGCCGTTGTTCATTTCAGTTAAGGTTCAAGATCGCACTGAAGTCAGGAGGCGAAAAGCTGGGCGACTTCTTCACCTTGCCCTCCAAGTTCTTTCCGATCCATCCAATCAGGGTCACTCGCGTAAATGACCAGCCATCGTACTCTGGCTTTTCCTTTGCCTCATTCACTTCCTCGGGCATCCACATCTTGCTGTTGTTCGACCTGACAACCTCGTTAAAGCATGGCAAAAGCGGAATGCCCTCGTCCTCGGCAATCTTCTCCAAACAAGTCACCAAGTCACCGGTATAGTCGAGAACGTCCTGGCTGAGTTTGCAGGTGGAGAGTTTTTTCAGGATCACCTCCACGGTCTGCGCTGGAGCGAGCTTCTCGAAATTGAGTGGCACAACCGCTGGGCACGGGGCACCGATCACGTTTAACAGCCCAAGCGCGGTAAATAAGCTGTCGGCCAGTGCATCCGCGAGGTCATGCCGATCACCGGCAAGGATCGCTCCGCTAAGTTCAAACCCGGCTTCCTCCTGCACAAATGACAACTGCGTCGAATAGAACTCGGGCACAGTGGTGTACTTGCCAAACTTCTCAATCGGGCAAACCGGCTGCTGGAAATCGTTCTGCCATTCCCAGACCTGAAGCTGCTCCTCGGGATACCGAATGTTTTTGGGAAACTGAATGGTGTCGCTGTTGTCGCTCATGTGTTTTGTTTTACTTGGTTGCTTTGAAGTTGGACGAGAAATACTGGGCAAACGCCTCATGGGCCATGTGAAGCTCGCGAACTCCGGACTCTTTCGACCGACGCTTGATTTCCCTCACCATGCTCTGACGCATTTTGAAGGACTTGTTGACTAACGGGTCATTTGGATTTTCCGGCTTCACGGGGGCAGACTGCCAAAGATGTCTTTTGTTGTCTAGCGGGAAACGGCGTTAGCCGGTGAAATCCTTGCCGGGGTTTGCCTGGGCGTGTTCCGCGAATCTCGCGTAAGCCTTGAGGTCCACATAGTTGTCGGCGTGATACACTCTGGCCGACCGCTGAACCTTGAACTGGGTCATCATCAATTCGACCAAGAACGCGGGAATGGGATGTTCCAATCTCATGCCGTAGTGCTGCTGCAATAGGCCGGTCCAGGCCAACCCGATGTTTTCGTGGCTCAGGTGCGGCTCCCCGTAAACCTTGCCGCGCTGCTCAATGGTCGATGAGACAATGCAGTTGTCGCTCATGTCACTTGAAGGTAAGCAGATATAGCGTGTGATTCACTTCTCCCAGAATGCTGTCGCGCATGTTGAGCAGATCGGTGTTGCCCGCGAACAGCTTGGACAAGTCGCCCGACAAGAATGAAACGAACCGATTGAGCACAGCTACTGGTTCGGTTCCCGATTCGCCCAAGTTGTCCGCACTGAACACAAACGATTCGTGGATCGCTTCCTTGCCGTTGATGCCAGCAAAAGTCTCCACAAGCTCGTCAATCGAGTCGTCGAGCGATTCGTACAGACCGCCAAGGGCCTTGTGCTGCGCGTAGGAATCAGTCTGCCAATGAAGGACGACGATCTGATTTCGGAACTCAAGCAGCTTGGTCGCCAGTTCGGATGAGTTTTTCATTTTGTTGAGATTCGATAAATTGATGACGATGAACAACGTGGGTTGTTCCTTTTTCAAGATCACGGCACACCCAAAAATCAGGGCGTTTGTCCGGTTGCTCAATCAGAACGGATCGGGTTCCGGAAATCAAGCGGGCAAGAAAGATCAGGTTGTTCGACATGTGGAGGACGATGCTGTCCCGAACTGTTGCCGGTTCAACCCTTCTTTTTGATTTTGTAGTAGGGAATGTAACGCATGGAACCAGACACTTTCCGTCTAATCACCATCTTTTCCACAATGCCAGCCTTTATCCCTTCGTTTAGGATCAACCCAACCTTGCCACGATGAAAGCCCATCTTTTCGACCCATTCCTGTGTGGTCCGGAAACCCTTTGGAATCGACTGCTCGCGGTAGCATACGGCGTCCACCAAAGCCTTCAGGATCGCGTTTTCCTCATTATCCATCATATCGGTATCCTCCACTCTTTTTCGCCAGCGTTCCATTGGTGCAGCACTGGCCAACAATGCTCTTCATCGTACTCACCGAACACAAACCCGTGCCCCCAAGCGAGAGTTCCCAATCGCTCCGCAGCGTAATGCGCTTGGCTGATTACCATTCCGGTCCCAACCCCAAACGCGGTTGCGTTGTCCACTCGATTGCATTTTGCAATCCCCGGTCGGTGAGCGTGGGCCACAACTGAATTGCCAAACGACATCGCCGTGTCGCGCAGGTAGTGCACCGAGTAACTGAACCCGTGGAAAAACTTGTAGTCACCAAGCTCATACCAGTCCCAAACGGTGTACGGAACGATTGTGGCCTTGGTCGCTTTGACCGGCTCAAGCATTCGATCCCAAACGGCTTCGGCTGCGGTCGAGATTACCACGTTGTAATGGTTCTTCAGCTTGAAGCATCGGTTCTCATGGTTACCGATACAAAACACGGTCGGGTGCAACTCCTTTAGATACCGACGCCCCATCTCCAGATCAGGCAACACGGAATGAGCCTCGTCCGCGTCACCACTGTTGGGCCTAGCTCCCGTGCGAAACGCTTTGGTGTCGTAAGCGTCTCCAAGGTGGATTACCGCGTCCGGCTTAAACAGTTGGCGGAATCGTAGCGTGGCCTTTTCAAATCCTGGATCAATAAGTTCGCCGTGCGTGCAACCGACCGCCATAAACCGCTTTTTCTTGCTGGGGATCGGCTGCGTTTTTTTCATAGGTTTTGCTCCAACTGATTCAGCAACATCTGGAACATTTCGCTGGTCATCTCGGGCATCTGAGACCGGTCAATGCGAGCCTCGGACCTCTGCACCTCGTCAGATCCTGCGATGGGACGCTCCAGAGCGATCACAACGAAAGTTTGATTGGCAGTGAATTGCGGCTCGTCGCTCATCGCTTGATTCCTTCCTTTTCCATTGCGTAGTCCAATATCAGCAGAGCATCGGCAGTGGCTAATGTCACGCTGGAATTAGGAAACCGACGTTCAGCTTCTTCCTTCAGCTTGCGTTTCCACGCGGCCTGAGACTCAACAGATTTGCGACCTCCAAGGTTCAAACGAGCCTGCCATTCCTTTGGCGGGACCAGGATGACTCGCCATCCTAGCGCGGTAAGCAGCCCCTCCACGCGACCAAAATTACGGAACAGAACCGCCGTTGAACTCGACGCGATCTTGCCTCCGCAATACTTGGGCACGTCCTCGATGTAGGCCACGCCTCCGCCGGAAGGAATGGCGTCCCAAATGGAACTTACTCCATCGGGCATTTTGAACGCTCCAATTTGCTCGTAAGCAAGTCTCGCAATCCCGCCGCCCACGCCTGGATCCACTGCTAGTATTGTTCGTTCC